CTAAGATTAGGAGGAACCCCCAATGGATATTGCATTGTAATAACAAGCATTATTTTCCAGTGCCTACCATTCATAAATAACAATCTCATTAATTTATCGCGAGACCACGTATTATCATATAAACAATCATCTAATATTACAAACGCCCTCGGATCTATATTCGTTCGTTTATATGCTTCCATTTCCTTTTTAATCTGCTTTAATACCGTTTTCTGCCGCTTTAATATATTTTCTATAATTGCTGTATTATATTCATCATGTATAAATAATTTCGGCACATGAGACGAAAAAAAACCATTACCAGCTTCTGTTCCCGATATTACAGTTCCTATTGGTATATCTTGATGATAATATAATAAATCTCTTACCAAAAAACTTTTTCCTGTGTCTCTTCTTCCAATTAATACAATCACAGGTCCTTTATTTTCATCTGGTCTAAAACTTATATTTTTCATATCAAACTTTTTTAAATCTAAAGTCATAATTATTATTTTTAAAGAAAATAAAATTAAATGATTTACGAAAAATTAGTTTAAAAGTTTTTTAAAATTTAGTTTATTGTTATAAAGATGTCTTTTTCTTTGTATTACAAAAAAAATAAAAATGATTCTCTATTTAGGGAATTACAAAATTCAAATTTAGACCTCAAATCTTTACAAAATTATATTCCTCTTTATCAATCCTTTTTCTCTTTAAATGAATCTAATTATAATAATATTAATTTAAATCATTCTTATCATCTACATTCTCTAAAAGATACTCCTTCTCGAAATATTTTAAATGCTCAAATTATTGATATATCCAATAATATAAAAAATACTCAAGTCTTTTGTAAATTTTCTCCCCTTTTAGATCCTCTTAAACTTCTTACAGGTAAATATGACTCCTCTTCAAATAATATTACTATTTTACCTAATTTAATTAATCATGAACAATGTATTCCTAAATTAATCGATAAAAATAATAATTCTTATGTAGATGGATTCTTTACCTATCTCTCTAGTCAATTGTTACATCATTACAATTTTATCCACGGAATTGATTATTATGGTTCTTTTTTAGGTATTCAAAATAATTTTTTATATAATATTGTCGACGATTTCTCCTACTTAAATGATAGTTCTTACTTTCATGATAATACTAATAAATTTTTCTTTATTGAAAATAAAGAATATGAAAATATTTTTAACATTGATTCTAGAAATAATAAAAAAAAAATTATTATTAATGAAAAATTAGAACCCTTAAATACTGATGATTTAAATGAAATTGATTTCTCTCTTTTCTCTCATGATTTAGATACCCCAACGATTATTGATTTAAGTGATGTTTGTATTTATAGCACTATTTTAACTAATAAAGATGATTCTGATGATTCTTCATGTAGTTCTAAAAGTTCTAACACTGATATACAAGATGATTTGAATAGTTGTGAATCAGATAGTATTGGTGATGACTCTACTTCTTCAATTGGTTCTAATGAAGAGGATGTATTTTGCAAAATAAATGAATTCCCTATTCAATTAATTTGTTTGGAAAAATGTGAAAATACATTAGATTATTTAATGGAAAATAATTTAATTAATGATAAAGAATGGACCTCTTGTTTATTTCAAGTTATTCTCATTTTGTCGATTTATCAAAAAACATTTTCATTTACTCATAATGATTTACATACTAATAATATTATGTATATAAATACAGATAAGCAATTCCTTCATTATTGTTTTAATGGAATACATTACAAAGTTCCTACTTATGGAAAAATTTATAAGATTATCGATTACGGACGAGCTATTTACAAATATAATGGAAAAATTATGTGTAGTGATAGTTTTCATCCCAAAGGCGATGCAGCTTCCCAATATAATTGTGAACCTTATTTAGATTCTAATAAACCTAGACTTGAACCTAATCCTAGTTTTGATCTGTGTAGATTAGCCTGTTGTATATTTGACTTTTTTATTGAAGATGTCGCTGAAACTAATGATATTATTAAGAAAAATAAAATTGCAGCACTTATTTATAGTTGGTTATTGGATGATAAAGGTAGAAATATTTTATATAAAAATGACGGTGATGAAAGATATCCTGAGTTTAAACTTTACAAAATGATTGCTCGTTCTATTCATAATGCTATTCCTGAACATCAAATTTCTAATGAAATATTTAAAAAATATATTGTTAGTAAAAAATCTATTAATAAAAAAACCAAAATTCTTAATTTAGATTTAATTCCTAATCTTTCTATTGAATCTTCATAAATATTTTTATAAAATTAATAATAAAAATATTTAAAATGCTGGATTATCTACAAATGCCATTGTCGCCTTATTTCCACCTTTTAAATCTTTTACATCAAATTGACTATATAACATTATTCCTGCTACTGCTGCAAAATATACTAATAATGTTTCTTTAAATATTACTTTTAATGGCTTCTTCTCATCTTCAGGTAAAAATTTCATCTCTAAAAACTTGAACAAAAAGAAAATTACCGAAATCGCTAAAGAATAAATAAAACTTTCTTTCATTTGTATTATCTTCAAATAAAGATAATAAAAATCTAACGAAATTATGTCAATATTTCTATTTCTTCTAAACCTAAAGGTGCTTTATTTAATTCTTTTGGCTTATCTAAATCATGAACATCTAAATCTCCCAAATTTATTTTCTCTCCTATCTTTATTTTTTCTTCTTCTTCCTCTTCTTCCATCTCTTCTAATTTCCTTGCTTCATGTCTTTCATTACTTATTTGTTCTAATCTTTCTTCTGTCTTTGGTGCTTCTATTTCTTCTATTATTTTATCCACTCCTATCGCTTCATCTATATCATTAAACTTTATTGATTCTTTTGGCTCTTCTAATGGCTCTATTTCTAATTGTTCTTCATGTGGTTTTTCTTTTTTGTCCTCTTTTTCTTCCTTTTTCTCTTCTGATACCTCATCATCTAAAGCCTCTGTTTCTTCAACTGGATCATTTGAAATTATTTCCTCCTTTTCTTCGACTTGTATATCTTCCTCTATTGACTCATCTAAATATACCTTTAAAATATCTTCTACTGGAATATTATCTCTTATGGAATTTAATATTTCTTCTCTTACAATTAACTCAATCTCTCTATTATGCTTTTGAATTTGTAAAGGAGTAATATTTTTCTCGTATAAATAAATATTTTTATACAACTTCCTTGCTGTATTAATATATGCCTTATGAATAAAATCGTTTAATGAAGGTATGTTAATATCTATTTTCTTTTGTTTATTGCCTACACGCATACAAGTCAAACTTTTTAACTGAATAATATGAACACAACTAATTAAATCGTTTAAATACCCACAATTACTTTTTTCTACTATTCTTTTTGTTTCTGTATCTACTATATTTGGATTCCACTTTGGAATTCTTCCTAAAAAATTTTGAAATGTCATTAGATATTTCTCTAATTCATCATTTTCCTCGCATAATGTCCATGCCTCGTCAAAAATAGACTTAAAACCCTCTATTATTAAAGGAGTTAAGGTATTGATTAATCTTGAACACCACTCGTTTCTGGATTCTTGTAAACTAGTAATTGAATAGTCGTCCATTTACATAAAACTAATATTTTCTAAATTGTAATCTGAACGGATTAATAAAAAATTTATTTTATTCACCATAAATAATTTCTCTTCCCTAAATTCCTTTTTAATTTTTTGAATAAATACTAATTCTTCATTTTTTTCTCATCGTTTATTTTCATTTCTTTTATATATTCTACCAAATCTAATGCACTATATCCCTTCTCATATAATTTTTCTGATAATTCCCATATTTTCTCACTTTTATTCTTTTCCATTAAATTCTTAAATTTTAACTTTTTTTGTTTATTTATCTTACTTTCTTTAAAGTTTTGTTCTAAATGATATTGATGTAAATTATTTATTTTTTTTGGCAACTCTGGATTTGGTATGAATATCTCACAAAATCTTGATAATATTGGCTTTAATAACTTATATTTATCGTCTACTACTATAAAAAATCTTGTTGAATGACTAAATAATTCTATACATCTTCTTAATGCTGACTGCGCATCTATAGTCAGTTTATCAGCATTTAATAATATTATACTTTTAAAAATATTACCATCTTTTAAATCTATATTTGTTCTTGCAAAAAATTTTAAATCATCTCTTATAAATTTTATTCCTTTACCGTGTGCACAATTTACATTCATTACATAATCTTTTAAATAAACTGGATCATTATTATATATTTTTTTAATAAAATTAAATAATATTGTTTTTTTCCCTACTCCAGAACTTCCATGAAATATTATATTCGGTATTTTCTTATTTACTATAAAATCTTGTAATTTTTCTATTATATTTTCATGAATAAGTAATGACATAATACATTACTTATTTATTACTTTTTAACTATTTATACTTATTTATATTTTCTGGTTTTTTTTCTTTTATTTCTTATTCTTTTTTTTGTTTTTTTTCTTCCTCCTGTTTGCTCTATTATAGGTATAAATTCAAATTTCGCTTCCAAACCTTCTAC